TGCGAGAAGCGCTGCGGGACGTGCAAGCAGTGCAAGGCCTTCGCCAAGGTGGTCGGCGAGATCGACCTTACCAAGGTCAGCGAGTCCGAGCTGCATCGCAAAGCTGAGGCCGAGCTGCGGAAGGGCGAGCGATGACCAAGAATTTGAGCCAGACCGAGGCTGCCGTCCTGCGCCGCGTGTCGAAAAAGCCTTCGACCTGCCAAGAAATCGCATTTGAGCTGCGCAAGGCCAACAGCACATTGGAGGCAATGATGCGCAGGCTCAAGGCGCTCGGCCTGGTGCATGTCGACTCTTACGTCAGAACCGGCGGCCGTCCGAAACGGTTCTGGGCGATCGGCCCGGGCGAAGACGCCGCCGCGCCCCCGCGTCAGACCTACCAGGAAAAGCTGGCGTCGCAACGCGAGAGATACCAGGAGCGCGACTCCAAGCGCCGCGAGCTGACCGTGCAGATGAGCCAGCCGACGCCCATTGCCCCGCGGCGCGACATCGCCGCATCCTGGTTCTGAGGAGCGGATCATGAGCGACCTTGCCTATGTCGCGCGCCTCGCCGCCACCTTGGCCGACTGGATTGAGGCCAGCCCGCATGAGAAGGGCAGCATCAACGGCTTGGCCGCGCAGATCGGCTCGACCTACCGATACGCCATGGACATCGAGGCCCGCCGCCGCGTCGTCATGCAGCGGGTGGTCGACGCCTGGCTGGGCAGTTTTACCGGCGAGGTCGACCAGCTGGAGCTCGGCGGCGCGATCAAGGAGCTGCAGCTGATCCTCAGCGCAGGGAACGGCAAGCCATGACGTCCTGCTCCTGTGGCCTGCCGCGGCACGCCTTCAACCTGGAGCGCCCCTGCTGCAGCGCCAGGATGGCCGACGGCATGTTGCGCATGCGACCGTCCCTGGCCTTTTGGTGGATCGCCAAGACCAAACCGCCGATGAGCGAGCCAGACCTTGAGCGTTTCCGGGAGGCCTATCGCAATTCCCGAAATGTTGCGAAAATCCCATGACCGTGCAAAATCACACACCATGACCATGCGAAAGTCCAAGATTGATTCGGAGTCGATTGAGCGGATCCTCGCCGAGCTGGCCAATGGCGAGAGCCTGCGCAAGGCCTGCGAGAACGCGGGCGTCGCGAGGTCGACGTTCCTCGATCTGGTGGATAGCGACAAGGAATTGACCGACCGCTACGCGCGCGTCCGGGCAAAGGGCGCCGAGGTCGAGTTCGAACGGCTGCAAGACTTGGCCGAGGAGCCCCCGCCGCTCGACGCCAACGGCAAGACGGACTCGGGCTGGGTCCAGTGGAAGCGGCTGCAGATCGACACGGCCAAGTGGATGCTGGCGAAGAAGCGGCCCGAGAGATACGGCGACCGCATCGAGCAGCACCACACGGGCTCGGTCGGCCTGGCCATCTCGATCGACCTGGGAGGCAAGCAATGATCTATCTGGCCTGCTGGACGGGTGGCGTAATTGTCGGGTTCTTCATCGCGGCGCTGCTGCGCATGGCGGACTGATGTCGGCGACGCAGATCCGATACGCGCCCCCTGGCCCGGTGTCTCGGGCATTCATGCTGGCGGACGACTTCTTCCGCGGGCTGATGGGGCCGTTCGGGTCTGGCAAGTCGACGGTCTGTCTGATGGAGATCCTGCGCCGTGGCCAGCAGCAGCGGCTCGGCGACGACGGCAAGCGCCGCACGCGCTGGGCCGTAATCCGTAATACGTACCCCGAGCTGCGGACGACGACCATCAAGAGCTGGCACCAGTGGGCGCCGCCGACGATCGGGCGCTGGGTCGACGCCGGCCCGCCGACGCATCACATCCAGGAAGGCGAGATCGACCTGGAGGTGATCTTCGTGAGCCTGGACAGGCCGGACGACATCGCCAAGCTGCTGGGCATGGAGCTCACTGGCGCCTGGATCGACGAGGCGCGCGAGGTTCCGAAGGCGGTGGTCGACGGGCTCACCGGCAGGGTCGGGCGCTATCCGTCGGCGGCCATGGGCGGCTGCAGCTGGTCGGGCATCATCGCCTCGACCAACCCGCCGGACAATGATCACTGGTGGTACAAGCTGGCCGAGGAAACCAAGCCAGAAGGCTGGGCGTTCTTCAAGCAGCCGGGCGGGCTCGACCCCAACGCCGAGAACCTGCAGTGGCTGAACCAGACGCCCGAGTCGCTGGCGCTGGCTGAGACGGATCCGGCGCGCATCAAGCAGGGCCGCGGCTACTACAAGCGCCAGGTGTCCGGCAAGTCCGAGGACTGGGTCAAGGTCTACGTCCACGGCGACTATGGCTTTGTGCGCGACGGCAAGCCGGTCTATCCCGAGTTCCGCGACGGCCTGCACTGCCGCGAGTTCGACATCATCCCGGGCCTGCCGATCCATGTCGGCATCGACTTTGGCCTGACGCCGGCGGCCGTCTTCGGGCAGCGCACGCCGATGGGCGGCTGGCGGATCCACTCCGAGCTGGTGACCGAGGACATGGGCGCGGTGCGGTTCGCCGAGCTGCTGCGCGCCGCCATGCACGAACGCTACCCCGGCGCCGTGTTCGGCCAGATCACGGGCGACCCTGCAGGCGAGGGCCGCGCGCAGACCGACGAGCGCACGCCGTTCCAGATTCTGCAGGCGGCCGGCGTCGAGGCGCGCCCTGCCCCGACCAACGACTTCACCAAGCGGCGCGAAAGCGTCGCGACCTGCCTCAACCGGCTGATCGACGGCGCGCCAGGCCTTGTCGTGCATCCGCAGTGCAAGGTGCTGCGCAAGGCGATGGCCGGCGGCTACCAGTTCAAGCGGGTGCAGGTCACCGGCGACGAGCGATACCGCGATCAGCCGGACAAGAACGCCTACTCGCACGTCGCCGAGGCCGCCCAGTATTTGTTGGTCGGCGCCGGCGAGGCGCGTACACTTGTCAAGCGCGACCGGCCGGCAAGGCGTCAGGCCACGGCCATTTCAGACTACGCAATCTTAGGGTGACCAACATGAGCGGTCTTTTTTCTTCCCCGAAAGTCCCGACCCCGCCTCCTCCCCCGGCCCCGCCGCCGGTGCCGACGATGGGCAACGCCTGGCAGCGCCAGCAGGCCGTGGCCGAGCTCGCCGGCCGCCGCGGCCGCGCGGCATCAATCCTGCCCTTGCCGTCGGGTGATCGTGCCCCGACCTCGACCGGCGCCAAGCAATTGCTGGGGCAGTAACATGGACGAGCGCGCCGACGAGATCATCAGACGGCAGGAGCGAATCTCCGGCGAGCGGTCGACGTTCGACGCGCACTGGCGCGAGATCGCAGAGCGGATCCTGCCGCGCGCCAATCACTTCCAGACCAACCGCGAGCCCGGCGACAAGCGCACCGAATACGTCTTCGACGCGACCGCCGGCCTGGCGCTGGAGCGTTTCGCCGCGGCCATGGAGTCGATGCTGACGCCGCGCACTCAGCGCTGGCACAGGCTGCGGGTTCAGGATCCGGCGCTCAACGAGGATCCTGAGGTGCAGGCCTACCTCGACGAGGTGACGCAGGTGCTGTTCCAGGCGCGCTATGCGCCGATGGCCAACTTCGCCAGCCAGGCGAGCGAGTGCTACATGAGCCTGGGCGCCTTCGGCACCAGCTGCATGTTCGTCGACGACAGCCTCAAGGGCATCCGCTACCGCAGCGTCCACCTCGCGGAAATCTACATCGCCGAGAATCACCAAGGCGTGATCGACACGGTCTACCGGCGCTTCCCGATGACGGTGAGGCAGGCGGCGCAGCGCTTTGGCCGCGACAAGCTGTCGGAGGCGCAGAAGAACGCGCTGGAGAAAAACCCCGAGCAGACGTGCGACTTCATCCATGCGGTGATGCCGCGCGGCGACGTCGCCTATGGCCGCAAGGATTTCCGCGGCATGCCGATCGCGAGTTGCTACGTCAACCTCGACGATCGCAAGATCATCAGCGAGGGCGGCTTCCAGTCGATGCCCTACGCCATTGGCCGCTACACCACGAACCCCAAGGAGGTCTACGGCCGCTCGCCGGCGATGACCGTGCTGCCCGACATCAAGATGCTGAACGAGATG